TTAGAAGTGCTCCTGGGGATCATCACAGTATTCATTCTCGCCAAGTCTGAAAAATTCCAACGAGTGGGCGATATTCTTGCGAAGACTTATGTCATCCCGACGAGGGATTTAGCCCAGCTACGAATCGCAACACGGAGTGAGCATTCGCCTTTATGAATCGTCCGTAGCGCCCCCGCCATCCTCCGTAGTAGCCTCCCGCCCTTACGCAACGGATTTCCCAGTCCTTTGCCTGCAAGCCCAAGGACTGGGGGGATGCGCCAATTTCGGCGCGGACAGATGGCCTAGGAGGTCAGTTTGAGCGATCAATCACAATACAGATTACAGGCTCAAATAGACGCTCTGAATCTACTGCTGCAAGACGTGTACGCGAATATGTACAGCCAGCAACCACAGCTCATAGCCCCTGTAAAAACCGGGATTATCAATACTGTGAAATTCAATTGGAAGCTTGCGCCTGGCGCTACCGAAGCTGATGCGGACCACGTTCTAAAAATACAGCCACTCGTTGTAAAAGAGATCGAACGTTTTTTCGGAAACGTAGCAGACGTGATGGCGGACTTTGAGCAAAACAAATAGCCGGCCCAATGTAAGCGGTGGGCGGCAATGGGTGTAACGGCCTTGATTTCAGTCCGATAATCTCTCTCATGTAGTGCTGCCCCGCGGCTTTGCCGCATCACGTGGTTAATTGTGTGCCTTTGTATCTGAGGATATGGGTCGTGCACTCGCGATAAGCCCGGCCGTAGACCTCTTTGCAGCTCAGGCGACCATATAGGTGATGCAGCAAGACGTCACCGTCCAGCCAGATCGCGCCGTGGCACGGTGTCGGGCTGCCAATAGCCATGACGATCAGGTCGCCCCGCTCCGGCGTATCGACCTGCACGAAGCCGGCCTTGGTGAAATTGTCGACGTACAGGTTCTCGCCGTTGTGCCACCAATCATCCTTGCGGTGGAAGTCCATCAGCGTGATGCCGAGCACTTGGCGATAGTAATCGCGAACCAGCGTGTAGCAGTCGATGACACCATGGACGAAGACGCGGCCTTCCAGCGCCAGTTCGCCGCTCGCCGGCATCTCGTGCCAAGTGGCCACGCCGTTTACCAAACCAACGATCCACCAGGTGGTTCGGCTTACCGCGTGGCTGGCAAGATCATGCAGGCTCGGTTCTGGGCCGACATCCGGGTGCGAATGAACGATCACGACGATGTCGCCCAGGTCTTCGGCAGCCGCGTAGTCCTCGGGGTGCAGAATGAAGTGGTCTATCTCGTCCGATTGGTTCCGGCAAGGCACGTACTGCGGCTTGCCGCGAACACTGACGACCAAACCGCAGGACTCGCGCGGATACTCGGCGCGAGCATGGGCTTCGGCGTCAGACCGGCATTTATTGAACAGTTCACTCATGATCAAAGCCTCGGCACATTGGCAATACCCGGGAACCCACCGAACGGGAGCTCTGCGAACTCACCGAAGCGCAACTTGCAGCCCTTCTTGGTGCGACTGCATTGATCCCTGGCCGGATCACTGGTCGGGTTGTTCAGGTAATCCGCCACAGGGCCGCCGGCGTAACCGCACTCACCGGAGCGATAGGCCCACAGGCAAGTCCCGGCGATCACTTGGCGCCGAGGAAGCTTGACGCCAGTTAGATCGAGCGGCGACCCCAGATCGAACTCGATAGACGCCGAGTTCTCCGAAGCCTTGCGCGTGATGATCCAGGTCTCGACCGGGTATTCCTCAGCCGGGTTGGCTGTCGGATTCCCGGCGGCGAAGTTCACCGCGTCCAGGTATTTGACCAGCGTGCGACGGCGCTTGAGCTTGGCACCCAGCAGGTCTTCGTACTGCCGGCAGAGCGCAGAGATCGTGCCGCCAAAGTTACCGACCTGAAGCTTCGGCCGGGCCGGCGAGCCCTGGCTTGGCGTTGAGAATTCAGAGCCCTTGAGTGGCCATGGCGTGTAGAGGACCCCTTTCCAAACGACCGACCCCAACGTCTCATTGGTGCCGGCGTGAAAACGAATGGTCTGATCGGGCAGGATCAGTTCGAAGCCTTCCCAGATGGACAGGCCTGTTGCCAGCGAAAGCTGACCTTGAAGAGCGGTCATTCGAACACCTCCTCGAAGGTTGCTGAAATGCTGTCAACGCCGCGGGCTACGTCGGTGCGCGTCCACTCGCGACAAACAAAAACCCCGATCGGATGACCGGGGTGCGTGTAGTTGAAGGCTTCAATGGCGCCTCTGGCGATCAGGAAGGCGTCGATGGCATCGATCTCCGAGGCGATTCGCTTGAACACCAGCGAGTACTTACGCCTCTGCCGGTTGATGCCAGTCCCCTGCCGTTGCTCATACCCATCACCGAACGTGATGACCTTGACCGTCGGCGTGATCACCCGGGAGGCGTCATAGGTTGCTCGCCATGTGAATGCCAGCATGATGCCTCCTTAAGCGAGTTGCCCGCCGTTACGGCGTGCAGTTGCGATTTCCTGACGGCAGACGACCTTGATAGCTTCGGCCAGACGCGCCGGATCAGGCGTGGCACCGCCACCCTCAGAGGCGTCCACCGTTACGCTGACGTTGACCGTGCTGGAGTTTCCGCCTCCGCCTCGCACACCAAGACGCCCCTGCGAGTCGCGAGCCAGCGGCACAATCGCCTCTTCCGTCTTCTCACCCATTACGCCCATCTGCCCGTTGGCCATTCCAAAAGCTGTTGGCTTGGTGACGATGTTGTTGGTGAAGGCACCACCATTGGCGAACATCTGCACGCCGCCGGACCAGGCGCCACCCTTGGCTTGTGGGAAGTACTGAGCGGAGTAACCAGACTGAGACGCGCCCAAAGAGGTGGATGAGCTGCCACCGAAGTACGAACTGGCCGCAGAGGTAGCCAAGCCGAACAGACCGTTCAGCGCAGACGAACTGGCCTGTCGCGCTGCAATGCGCGCCATATCAGCTAGGATCGACTTGGCGAAGTCCGAGAACGATGCCTTTCCGGTCGTGACAAACTGAGCAAAGGCATCTTCCGCAGCACTGAAGGCATTGGTGAACAGGCTTTTCGTCTGCCCTGCTACATCCCGTGTCGATTCCAGGTAGTTCTCCCAGGCCGAGGATGCACCAGCAGTCCAGTCACCCTGCGCCGAGGTCATGTCGTCATAGTTGGCGACCACCACATTGCGCAGCTCCTGCTGGCTCTGCGCGACCGCTTTCAGCTTGGCATTGTACTCGTCGAGGCTCATGCCGCGCGAGCCGTCACCGTACTGGTTCGCCAGATCGATACGCTGGGCGTTGGCCTTGTCATCGATGCTGTTCTGCTGATCAGTCAGTCCGCGCTGCCGATCACCTTGTCCAAGACTGGAAGCTGCGCGCAGGCCTTGTTGCCGAAGCGTGTCGACCTGCTGCTTTAGGGCGTTGGTGTACGTGCTGACAGCCAGGGTCTGCTTGCGTAGCCGGCCTTCTTCGTTGGTGGCGATGATCGCCAGTTCGCTGTCGCTGTCCTGTTGCGCCTTGACCATGGCAGTACGTGCATCCGCGATCTTTTGATCAATCTGGATGACCTGCGCCGCGGTGGTGCCCTTCTTGGTCTTGGTCGCCTCGAGCGCATCGATTTCAGCCTGGTAACTTTGGGTTACCTCAGTGGCTTCCTGCTGCAGCAAGCTGACCCGCTGTTCGGTGAAACTGACTTGAGAAATAACTCCGGCGCGCTGCGACGCCTCCAGTTCCTTTTCCGCATTTTTGTAGTAGGCCAGCGTTTCGGACAGTACGTTCTTCGCGTTGTTGAAGCCGGTCAGGTCGACACTGCCAGGGGCTGCTTTCGGATCCTTGAACTTGTCGTTTAGATTCGACATGTTCTTTGCGACTGCTGCTGGATCGAGCCGGGAGTCTTTCGGATCGACCTTGCGAATATCGTCGAGTTGTTTTTTGTAATCCTTTATAGCTTCGGCGCGCTTCTGCTCATTGGTCAGCGAGGACTTGGTTAGCGCGTCGATTTTGCCCATGGCAATAACTGCATCACCCTGGGCCTTCGCCTGCTCACCTTCCCACTTGGCGATATCGGCATCTGCAGCTTTTTTATCCTCCAGCATATTGAGCTGGCTGGAGTAGAACTCGATCATCTCCTTCTTATTTTGAAAGAGGCCGACATTGCCCGACTGGGCAAACTCAAGGTTGCGCCTGGCCTGTTCAATATCGCCGTCGATATCGGGCCGACCGATGTTTTTTAGGTTATCCGCAGCACGCGCTACAGCGTTGTAACCTTTCTCCCAGAAACTGAGATTTTCGAGGATCTTCGGTGTGCGCTCATTGATGACATCGGCGTATTGTTCCGTCGCCAGCTTGACCGCACCGGCATGGTCGCCCTGCTTCTCCAAAGCCTCGATCTGCGAGTAAACCGACGCTGTCAGATAATGGTATTGCTCGTTCAGAGCAGCGGAAGCCTTGACCGGGTCATCGGCAAGCTTCGAAAACTCAGCGACCGTTTCACTAACGGCCTTACCGGTCGCTACCTGCATGGAAACGGCGGCCTGGGTGATGTCTGCAAAGCTTTCACCAGCGATCTTGCCGTTACCAGCCAACAGGGCCAGCACCTCGGCCGCTTGCCCGGTCGTACCGACAGTGGCACTCACCTGCCTAGCCAGCGCACCAAGCTGTTCGGCACTTACGCCAGCGGCGTTGCCAGTCAGGATCAGATTTTTGCTGTAGGCATCCTGTTCTTCGCTGCCCTTGTAATAGGCGTATGCCAATCCGCCGACGGCAGCAGTGGCCAAAGCGATTGGACCAAGGATGGCGAGTAAACCCGCAGCAGATGCGCCTGCGCCAGCACCCAGCTGAGCCACAGCGCGAACACCACTCCCCCAATCACCTGACGACAGAGCATTGCCCAGTTGAACGACGTTTTCCTGCGCCTGGCGGGTACCGAGTTTCAGCTTGTCGAACCCGGTCGCGGTTTTTTCGAGCTTCGAGTAATCCTTGTCGATCTTGCTCAGCGAGGAGTTGTACTGATCCTGGCTGATACGGCCCGCATCGAGGTGCTTGCCCAGCTGCTCAACCTGAGTGTCCAGCTTGGACAATGCCGCCTTCGCCGGATCGATTGCGCCAAGCAGGTTGTTGAGGGCCTTCTGTTCGTCCAGGGCCGACTTGGCCAACGCCACCTGCTGCTTATCCAGCTGCGCGGTGACCTTGGTGAACTCAGCCTCACCATAGGCTCCGGTCTGGGTCAACTTCGCCAGGCTTTCACGCTGTTTGGCCAACTCCTGCGTGGTAGTCGCGCCTTTCGACAGCGACTTCTCCAGCGCTTCCATCTCTTTCATCA